ATAGATTTTACTGTAAATCCAACATTTAACTCTTTTGCAATATTCCAAATAAAAACAAACAATCAAGGTAATGGTTCTTTTTACATTTGGGGCGCACAATTAGAGGAAGGAAGCTATCCAACAAGCTATATACCAACCTCAGGAAGTGCAGAAACACGCACAGCAGATATTTGCAATAATGCAGGTACAAGTGCAGAGTTTAACGACAGCGAGGGGGTTTTGTTTGCAGAAATTTCTACAAATGCAGACTCTAATTTTAAAAGAATATCTATTCATAGCGGTAGTTATGTAAATTCTGTTTTTCTTGATTTTGACAACACTAATAATTTATATGGAAAAGTTATTGTTGGAGGTAGTGCAGTAGTTACAATTATAGCAAGTGGTTTAAACATTGAAAATAACAATAAAATAGCATTATCTTATAAAGAAAATGATTTTAAACTATTTGTAAATGGCTCTAAAGTTGGAACAGACGTTACAGGTGCAACTCCAACAGGGTTAAATAATTTAGCTTTTGATTTAGGAGGAGGTCAAGATTTCTATGGGAAATGCAAACAGCTAATATATTTTAACGAAGCACTAAGCGATAGCGAATTACAAACACTAACAAGTTAATTAAATTAAAATGAAGTATATATTTAAGAAATATGAATTTGACAGTCAAAGTCAAGCTGAAACAAGGATAGCTGCTTTGCCATCAGTAACCGATGAGGATGGAAACGAAAGCCCATCACACAGCCATACAGTTGTGAAGCTCGGTTATTTGTGGACTACCGAACCTACCTACAATGAGGAAGGCGAAGTAGAAACAGAAGGCGTAGCATCTGACAATTACTCGGTTGACGTACTTTGGAAAGCAAGTGAGATTACAGAAGTTGACGAAGATGAAGAATCTACTGTAAGCTATCCTTACGGATGGTCAAGCAAAGAGATATCTGTCGAGGGTAACGGAGTGCATACGTTTGCAGGGTGGAACTTTAACGAATAGAAAGATGTCAGAACTGTCGAAAGATACTAAATTCAGTATGAGCATAGAAACTATTGTATCTCTTGCTATCGGTATAAGTACCGTAACAGCGTTTTACTTTAGCTTGAAAGCACAGATTGATAGAGCTATGGAATTACCTGAACCTGTAATCTCACGACAAGAGTACGACCTAAAGGATAACGCCATCCGTTCAGAGATTATGAATAATCGTGAGCTGATAGAAAAGAACTTTGAGAAACTTGAACTGATTGAGCAGCGTGTATATGAATTGAGATGAGAACTTTAATTGTCTTAGCGTTTTTACTATTTAGCCCTACTTCTTTAGGAGAAGTTGCAAAAGCAGATATTACAGTATTACAAGTCAATACACAATGGAACAAACAGCACAATATAGACCTTAATAATTTAATAGGGTGTGAAGTACAATTTGCTTGGTTGGAAGATCAAAACGATAACTTTAAGAAGCAAGTGCAGACTGTACCTGTTGTTATCATATATCACAAAGGCAGACCTGTACGCCAATGGGCTGCTGATCTTAGTTTTAAATTAAACTTAGATATAAACGAGATACAAAAGGTAATAGATAAAATATAAATTATGTGTGAATTTTGCATACATTGTGGATTATGTTAACATGAAATACTTTACTTATACAGAATTTGATAGCCCTGATGAAGTGGGAAGCGGTAAGAAAATGCACCCTGATATCTTAGAGATGTTAGACCAAGCAAGGGATAAGTTTGATAAGCCTATAAAAATTAACTCAGGGTATCGCACAGAAAAACACAACGATAAAGTAGGGGGTACGCCCAACAGTAGTCATTTAAAGGGCTTAGCTGTGGATATAGCTTGTAACAATTCAATAGATAGATATCACTTGCTTAATTGTATTTTAGATGTAGGGTTTAAGCGTATAGGAATTGCAAACACTTTTATCCACGTAGATATAGACAAAGAGAAATCTAATGAAGTAATATGGACTTATGCGTAGTTTTTCAATTATACTACTTTTTCCCACATCTTTTATAACAGGTATATCTTATTATCCTGCAACAAATAGGTACAAATTTAATGAGCTGAATATATACTTATTTGTGTTTCAATTACAATTTAGAAAATATGAGTAAAAATAAGTTTAAGGACACGAAGGTGGGTAAGTTTTTAAAATCAGTCGGTTCTACGCTTGGCGATGGAGTGGGCGATATATTGCCTGACAACGGATTCTTAGGTGTCTTAAAGCGACTTATAGCAAAAGATGATACCCTTACCCCACAAGATAAAGAAACTGCCTTAAAACTGCTTGAAATGGATTCTATGGAGATTCAGGAAGTAAGTAGGCGTTGGCAATCTGATATGACTTCTGATAGTTGGTTAAGCAAGAATGTAAGACCATTAACGCTTATATATTTAACCCTTGCGACTACAATCTACATTGTGCTTGATAGTTTGAATATAGCGTTTGATATAGATCAGGCGTGGATAGAACTCTTAAAAACTTTACTCGTTACAATCTACGTAGCTTACTTTGGAAGTAGAGGTTTTGAAAAATATAAAAAAATCACTAAGTAGTATATATATAATATACTTTAAAAGTATAAATAATAGTATATTAATATTATATTATTATATTTATATTTAAATATATATTATTATATTATAATAAAGAAAAAAAATGAAATTTGATTTAAAAATAGATTACTTAGGTAAAAAAGAGGATAAAGGCGATACTGAAAAGCATATCTACAATTTGTTGTTCAAGACTTACAATGCACAGATAGAAGGTAAGTTTGAGAAGTCAGAGATACGTCAAATAATACAAATATTAGATAACGCTATTGTCTAAAAAAGTATCACGTAAGAATCTTGTAAAGCGTTTAGATAATATCTTTAGTCAGTACATAAGACTTAGAAACGCTAATACTCAGGGCATAGCCGAGTGCTACACCTGTGGTAAGCAAGATCATTGGAAAAAACTACAATGTGGGCATTTTATGTCAAGAAAATCATATAGCACAAGATGGGATGAATTAAACTGTTCTGTGCAGTGTGTAAAGTGCAATATGTTTGAACAAGGAATGTCTTATGTGTTCGGTCTTAATCTTAATAAAGACTTTGGGGATGGTACTGCTGAGGGCTTACTACACAAGTCTAAGCAGATTGTTAAGCTACAAAACTATGAGTTAGAAGAGTTAATAACTAAATACACAGCTCTTGTCAAAAAGAAAATGAAATAGTACTTTTGTAGTGTTCATATCCGAACACGTTTTAATGTTATAATTGGGGGGTGCTTTGCCCCCCTTTTTGTTTTATTAAAAAAAATATATATATTTACACCAACATTAAAACTTTATTATGCAATTCAATTTAAATACGAAACAGCAGGATGCAATACTCTACGCTGTTACTTACACACTCGCAAACAAAGATAATGCGATGATGTCTAATCAAAATCTAAACAGCTTGTACGATGTGCTTGATCTGTTAAAGATAGAAGAGGATAAGCGATATAAACTATATAGCTGAACTCATGAAGGAATTTGATAAGGCACGATTAGAAAGTATGAGTAATAGAATAGAAGAGTTAGAAGCTCATATAGAAATTTTACAACAACAAATAGAAATATATTATGCAGAGTAAAATCACTCAAATAGAACCGAAAGGTACATATACAAACGCATCAGGTACTTTTAATAAGTATCAGGTGTATCTCGCAAATGGCAACAATTATCAGTTTTTAGCCAAAGGCGAATTTAAGAAGCAGGTAGGCGATGAGATTGAGTTTGAGATAACGAACCAACAATACAACACAGCTAAACTTGTATATAACAAACCCATGCCAACTGCACCAAGTGGTAACAGAGAGCAAATAATTGTTCGTCAAAGTATGGTAAAAGCTGCTGCGGACTTTCACGCATCTCGTCCTAATGCAGATATTGAAACAGTTATAGCAGATGCAACTAAACTTATAAATTTTGTAAACAATGGGTAGCATTATAGGTACAGTAAATAGAGTAGGAAAAACAACTACAAAAGGTAATTATCAATTTAGAGAACTTGTATTAAACACTAAAGAGCAATATCCTCAGATATTAAGCGTGGTATTTTCAAATGACAAATGCACGACTTTAGACCAATACAAAGAAGGCGATCACGTAGAGGTTCAGTACAACCTTAGAGGACGTGAGTGGACTAACCCACAGGGCGATGTCAAGGTATTCAACACAATACAAGCGTGGAAAATCCACAAACAAGCTGAGGGTGTAGAAGCTAAAGAACACGCACCTGATAGAGCAGATTTACCATTTTAAAAACGAGTGATGACGTTATCATCAATATACGTTCTTTTAATTATTTTGGGGGTGTGTCAAATCCACCCCCTTTTTTTTATAACTTTACCAAATGCTAATAAACTTCGACAAACATTTAAAGAAACTCAATGATATACGTGCAGGAAAAGTAAACGAGGGTTTACGCTTAGGGGTTGATAGATTAGACAACCACTTTAGACTCGTTTTTGGAAACCTAAATTTTGTTTTGGGGCACGCCAATACAGGTAAAACACACTTAGTATTTTATTTAATGTTTCTATACTCACAAAAACATAACGTAAGATGGCTTGTGTTTAGTAGTGAGAACGAACCCTATGCGTTAATTAGAAAGCTCATAGAATTTGCAGAGGGCAAACCAATTAACCAAATAGAGAAAGAGGACTTTAAAAAGCAATACGATTGGGTCTTTAATCATTTTAAGTTTGTAGATACCGAGAAAGCATACACTTACAAAGACCTTTTAGAACTTGCTACTTCAATAAAAAAGGCGTGGGATTATCAAGGGTTTTTAATTGATCCTTTAAACAGTTTAAAAAAGGATATCCCTAAGAACTCAAACAGCTATGAGTATAGCTACGAAAGTCTTACTGATATACGAATCTTCTGCAAACAGCATAATATTACTACTTGGATATGTGTTCACGCTGTTACAGAAGCACTAAGGAAAAAACACCCACAAGGTCATTACTACGCTAATCAACCTATACCACCTATGGCTTCTGATAGTGAGATGGGGGGTATGAGTATGAATAGAGCTGATGACTTTCTTGTGATACATAGGTACATCTATCATGAAACGGATTGGATATACTCAAACCTATATTCAGCTAAAGTTAAAAACCAAGAATTAGGGTACAAACCTACACCTATGGAAGATCCGATTAAGTTTAGAAGCATCTTAAATAATGTAGGTTTTGAAATAGATGGAAAAAATTTAGTAACTTACAATACCAAAGAACAAACAGATTTACCATTTTGAAAACCACATTAGAGAAGATTGCAGAGAAGCACGAAGATTGGCACAGGATAGTGTTATCGTTTGGATGCAAGGAATCAGTAGCAGAAGAT